GTGATACCGTTCTCTGCTCGATAAAAATAAGTCTTACCAGTAGAATCTGTGATCACACAAGGACTAACAGCTGGCAACTCAGCGGAGGGATCGATACCAAGGAGACGAGAAGAAGCAAGCTTTTTGATATTCTTGGCAGAAGAACCTTTCTTGCGAGCAGGATTGTCTTCGATTTCGCCAAAATAAATGTCTTCGTAACGAATAAACAGACGCGACTCGTGGATCACACCTTCGCCGCCAACAAATTCATAAGTAAAACACTCAAGAGGAGTGCTACTAAAATCATCATAGGCGATACGCCCAGGAAGAGTTTCTAAAAGAAATGAGTTCATAATGAATTACCGCCTAACTTGCGGGGTTTGATTGAACAAAGTAAGAATAACACGGTTTTGGCGGTGTGTCAAGCCTATGTGCCAGTTGTTCAATCGTCCATACAATCAACCGATCCGATGTCGCACACAGGTACTTCGTGCTCACCAGCGATCAAATACCAGTGCATCATTTGACCATGATACTCTGGATGTCCTTTGAAGTTTTCTGGATACACACGCTCACCAATATACTTCAGTTCGGTCTCTGCGACATTATGATCACGCAACATCGCTTGAAGTTGGAGATGAATCAATTCAGGTTGTGTGGGGACTTTCATTCAATTCTAGATTGCTTCCAGCAGTCTAGGTCAATTTTCCAGTTCTGTCAATAAATCACCAAACTGCTTCAGATACTCATCCATAACTTCTTTTGCTGCATCACCAATTGTAATAACACTGGAATATGGAATTGCAAACTCCTGAGTAGATGATGCTGACATCCATGCAATATAATTGATATCAAATTTTAATGGTTCATCTGGTTGTGAAACCTGACGCATTACTAATGTGTAAGGAAATGATAATTTAAAACCGATGTTTCTTCCACTATCATCAGTCATATCAATAATATCACCGATCACTTGCTCACCCGTGACCATTTTAACAACTTTAACTGCCATAATTATTTTTGTGGTGGTTTTACTAATCCTTCTGTGAGAAATTTCTTCGCTACTTCAACTAATCCGCCGATTTTTTCTCCATCAATTATAACATATGGAAGCATACCAACATCAGAATATTCTTTCTGAAAATCTTCCAATGAAATATCTGTACCTATTTCTATCTTGTTATATGATTGTTTTGCTCTATCCATCAATTCTTTTAGATGCGAGCAAGCACTGCAATTAGGCAATGTATAAACTGTAATATCCATGATTAATTTTCAAAAACAATATATCCGCTTTGATCTATAACATAGCACTTGAAATAATATTCATCGCTATCAACATATTTTCTTTCTGGAAACCATGCAGATGCATTCATTTTAGCAGAGTCTTCTGATTTAAACTCGATGATGTTATTATGTTTTGTTTTCAAAATCAACAACATATCTTCTGGCAGGATTTCCTCATAAAATTTATATACTTTATCAATTAAATCTTGATCCTGACAATGATCTAATGAATCATTTGTAAAATACAGAAGGGCACAGTTATTTCTTTCTGCATAATCATACATGATATCAAATACATTTTTTGCGTCAAATACTTCAATCATTGTTTGTCTCCTCAGTTTCTTCCGTTGGTGTATTATCTAACGCTGTCAAAAGATAATCAACTACCTGGGTACTATCTAGTTCTTGATTTTCTCTCAATTGTTGTACCATCTCCGCATTTTGTTGAGGAGCTTGATATACAGGGAGAGAAGACATCGCATCACGATAATTCTTGTAGTTCAGTGGGTTCATCATTTGCTGTCTCATAATGAGACTCTGAATAATTCTTTCTTTAAAAGTAGATAAGAAATATGCAGATAGCTTCAAATACTGATCTTCTGACTCCAGATATCCTTCAGTTTCTTTTTCTGGTTTATAATATTTTTTCCAATCTTCTGGAGAGATAGGAAACTTTACATCATGAGCTTCGGTATAAGAAGAATTTTGGGGAATATCTCTAAGTGCTTGTCTGTATGTTTTCCAAAGTACTTTCTCTTCATCCGAGATAGGACTATCACCACCAAATACCCAATCAGTATCATCAAGTAAAAAGTTTCTTGCTAATCTAATACCATACCAAGTAACTTTTTTACCTTCAATGTATGCTTTTGCAAGTTCTTGCTGATAGTTTTCTTTTTCTACACTATCAATCAAGTAGAAACCTTCTTTTAATGCTTCAAAGATTTCAAGTGCTTCTTTGGTATCATGCACTTCCATTTCATAATCTTTCCACTCATAATCCTGAGTGGCAAAGTTTTTTATGAATTTTCTTCTTTGTACATGGAATGCTCCAGTATCATAATATGTGAAAAGAATCAATTTGTCTTTATCGCTATCCCATAGTGGGTATAGTTTAGGAGCAATATGATCATTCCAATAACTATCAGTAAGGTCGCGGGTCATACCACGATAATTTACCTGTCGTTGAACAGCATTTAATTGTAAAATTAATTGTGGAACAATAGATTCCGATACGATACTCATAGTTTTGGCGCTCTGATAAACCATCCCGTCAATATATATTTATCTTGCGTCAAAACAGTCAATCCACGATGAGTGTGAGTAAAATGTGCTGGCCAAATAACAACTGTTCCTCTTGATGGTTTTATCCTTCGCAACTGGTAAATGTATTCTGTTTCTCCCTCACCATCTGGCATGTCATTTAGATAAATTGTCCAGACAAGAATTCTGTTCGAAGTATCAACATTTCCAGCTTCATAGTGCCAAACGTGATATCCTCCCCCAGGTTGCGTCCTCTGCAACTTATAATGAGGAGAGAATAAAGTTTCTCTTTTTAGGGCATCATACTTATCAACATAATGCATTACACATACTTGAAGATATTCGCTAATATGTTGTGCTAATTCACGATTGAAACTTTCAACCAACAAACAAGTATCAGATCTTCCAAGTTTTCCTTTATCTTGAAACTGATTATCACTTTTCCAAATGTTGGATGTAGATGCAGAAATTTCTAACTTATCTTTAAAAACTTCGATTAAGTTATCACATATATCTGCATTTAAAAAATTAGGATAAACACCTATAAAATCTTCATACTCTGCTTTTACATGATGAAGAGGAATCAATTGTTCTGTCATATTAATATGCTTTAATCAAATATTTTGTAAGTGCGTATGGTTCTATAAGTGGAATATCAGTTACTGGATCCAAATATGGAGTTGGTAGTAATGGAGTACCAGCAGTCATGTTAAATGTAATGTCATTCGCTCCAATTCCAGCAGGGTATGCAGAATTTCCTGGTCCTTCAATAGTATAACTTACACTACCAGCAGAAGCTGCTAATTCTCCTGGGGTTGGAACAAATTGAGTTTCCGATACTAATTTATAATCGTAGAAAAACTCAGCAATTCCAAAGTGATCATTATTTCCTGCATTATCATTCGCACCAGATGCTACTGCTCTCTTTTGTAAGATCTTAAATTTTACTCCAGTAGTTTGAGCACCTTGAGGAAGATTGATTGTGTAAGTATACCATTTTGTGTCTCCGCTAGTGCCATCATAATTATTAGCAATATCTGTATCAGAAGGTCTAGGAACTAGAACACCAATGAATTGACTATCTGGGAAATTATCAGATCCATCAATATTATAATACACTCTTAATTCATCGGAACTATCATCTGGCAATTCTCCACCATTGTTATTATTTCCTCTACATGCCTTAACACCAATTTTTTCTACATTTGTACAATCGAATGGAAGCAACACGACATATCTTTCAAGTTCAGTACCTCCTATTCTAACATATCTTGTATATGCAGTTCCAGTTCCACTTGTCAAACTAATTCCAGTAACATTTCCAGCAGAATTTATAGTTGCTGTAGCTTGTGTTCCTGCTCCGCATCCACCTAAAAATCTAACTTTTGGAGCAACTGTATATCCAGATCCACCAGCAGTTAAAGTAATGCCAGTCACTGCTCCATTAGTAAGTGTTGCTACTGCTGTTGCACCAGATCCTGGTAAATTTCCTTGTGGTGTTATTGAAACTGTAGGAACTTGTGTAGTTGGTAATTTAAATCCACCACCAGTTCCAGTTCCACTTCCTGTTGCTAAAATTAGTGGTCCAGCACTTGCAGATTCAATTATGTCACCAATGCTAATACTAGAAGTACCACCTTGATAACCAGTAATTACGGCTCTTTGTAATGTAACAGTTCCGTTTGATCCGTTATTACTGCTAACAGTATTTGATCCACCAATCGATCTTGTGACACCTGAACCACCAGATCCAACAACAATTGTTGCAGAAGAAATACCATTTGCTTGAAGAACAGTACCAGCAATATTTCCTGATACTCTTCCACCTGATCCACCACCGCCTCCACCAGAAGTCCAATAACTTCTATCTTCTGTAATTTGACCTGAAATTCTTCCATTATAATAAGAAGAATTACCAGAAGCAATCAAATCAAATATATCAGATCTATAGCTACTTAATCCTCTAGCGCCACCATATCCACCACCATGACCACCAGTTCCACCTCCACCACCTCCTGATCCACCACCAGTTGCAGCAATTGGTTGTCCTTCTGGATTTCCTTGTGGTGTTCCAGTTTGGCTTTGGAGTCCAATACCTCCTCCACCGCCACCGCCGCCGCCGCCAGTACATCCATAATTACCACCAGTACCACCAGCACCAGAAAATAATGTTGCTGTTACACCTTGTATTCCATCAGTGATCGGGTTTGTAGTAGCATTATCTCCGCACTGTCCTTCACCAGCTCCACCGCCACCACCGCCGCCGCCTGCGCCAGCAACAATCTGAACGGAAGCTCCAATTGCACCAGTTACAACCGTAGCAGCACCACCGCCGCCACCATCGTTTGGACCATTTCCATCACCACCAGATCCACCACCTGCTGTTCCATATGTTGGTGCGGCAGCACCCTGATACGCAAGACCACCCTGTCCAGGATAAAATCCAAATACGGATCCAGATGCATTACCTGGGTTCTTCAAACTAACTTTAAAATATTTTCCAGCAATTCCAGTACCAGTTGTACAACCATATAATCCACCATAGTTGCCACAGTTTGCACCACCAGCGCCAAATAATTCTATGGTAACACTTGTAATAGTATAATTTGTGCTGGTTGCTGTAACATTAAAATTACCAGTTGATGGATAAGAAACTACTGTTGGACTGAGATCAACAATTTGACTGACACTCAAATATCTTCCAGCAGATCCAGTTGCACTAGCGGATCCACCCCATGTACCTGCAGGGTTTTCTGTTGGAGTAATTGCTTTCCAAAATGGTCCAGCAGCTCCGTTACCACCCGCATATCCAGGTGTTGCACCCTGAATATTTTGTTGGATAGAAAATGATCCAGATAATGATCCAGAAATTGTGTTTGTTCCTGCATTTCCACCTGTTCCACCTGTTGAAGATCCAGCAGCGTTGCCTCTCAATCCACCACCAGCTGTTATACTTAATAAACCAGAATTACCAAGAACAACAGATGATGCGCTTCCATCATTTCCCTGCAAGTCATAAACTGCTCCAGATGCACCGCCGCCATTTACAGTAACAGTTAATTCATCAAGAGTCGATGGAATACTAAATGTATAAGTTCCAGGCGTCGTATAACTTGTGGTTTGATAATCATATATTGGTGTTCCCTCTGTGAGGATAGTTCTTCCACCTATTTGGGAACTGGTGTTAAAGAATTTAAACGTCGGATTTGGAGTATATGTAACCAATTCAAACGTACCAGATCCGCCCGATGCATATATGTTTCCAGATGGATTTGATGTTCCTAATGCTGGATCTCCACCAGTATAATTGAACAAATCATAAGTAGAAAAAGTAGTAGAAGTAGATGCTTTTTTTAGTAATGCGTGACTGTGTTGTAAAGCAACTCCACCAGATGGTGTAAATCCTTCAATCTTGCCAGTTCCAGTTTTATATCCAGTCAAGTATGAATCATATGTTACTCCAGGTTTTCCGCCCTGAACGTTTGGTGCTTCTGAATGGAGAAGCAAATGTGTATGCTGTGGAGCGCCAGCAAGTCTTTTTTCTTGTAAAGTTAAGACAATCGTTTGGGAACCAATGATACTACCACCTACAGTATCGGTTACATTTGTATATCCAGTGGTTGTAATTTGACCAAGATTAAATTGTCCTTTTTGAGAGGCTTCATCAAGATACCATTTACCACCAATGCTATTAACACCAACAACAATATCAATATTTCCTATAACTGGTGATCCACTACCATAAACTGGACCGTACCCTACAATTTTTTTAGCTAAAAGATCTGGAACTTTAAAAGTTCCCATGTTAGTCTCAGGCCAAAACTCAAAAACATTATTTTGAGTAATTGGTGAAATCGAACCATTGCTATTAATTCTAACTTGGAATGTTGCTCCTACACCGCCACCAGTATTTGCTAATGTAATTGTTGGAGGTGTTACATATCCAGCTCCAGGTTTAGTAATTACAATTTGTGTAATTTGACCAGATGTTACAATAACAGTTCCAGTTGCAGTAACTCCTCCAGCAGGAGCTGCACTAAAAGTCATTGTAGTTCCAGAACTATATCCAGAACCATTTGTCAATATTATAATTCCATTATTTGAAACTCCACCATATTCATTACCAATAATAGAATACAATAGAGGATAATCTTTTATATCGTACTCTGATCCATCACAATAAAGATATCCTCTATATTGATAGTCTGGGTTATCCTCTGGTAACGCATTACCAGAAACAGCAATGTAAGCACTAGTACCATTTACTGGGTTACTAGTAGGAATAAATTCAGAATCATATGATTTTTTACCAGACTTTGTTTTAAAAACATTAATGATCGTACCAACAGATACAGTATCTGGACCTTTTTCTGAGTAAAAATTTTGTCTGTTATTACGATAAACAGGATTAAATGCTATTGGCATATTATATCTTGATTAAATATTCTAAAACAATAAACGGTGATGTTACAGCATCTATAGATGCTTCAGTTTCTGGAAATAAACCTATAGTAGTATTTAACGCATCTGGTTCCAATAAAAATGTATCTGTCAAAATTTTGAATGTGTGATCTCCCTTTGTCAGCAAAATTTTGTGATTATGAACAGTTGGATCATCAACACCATCGGTATATTGCAATTCCTGAACTTCTGTAACTATATTATGTGCTTGAGGGAAAGCAGTCTGACTAGTTAAATTTGAATTCAATGGCAAAACATCAGCAAGAGTTGTACCTTTCCAATCATTTGGAACTTGAGATCCTCCAGAAATATACGTTGCTGGAGCTGTTCCACTTGTATTCCATCCAAATCCAGAAGCACCGCCATTAAACAAGTCAGGAACACAACCAATCAAACTATCAACATACTGTCTAATAAGAGTTCCAGGAAATCCAAACCAATCGTTAGCAAGATCATAAGAAACGCTGCTTGACAATAAGCAATAACATCTTAAATTTGAAAGATCACAACCACTTCTGCAAAAATTATTATAAGTAACTACCTGAGAACCAAGAAATAGAGGTGGTGGAAGTGGAACAATTGTTACCGAGTCTGGTGTATTTGCTTTTGTTCCAGATGCAATAGCCCAACATGCTGGTTGATTACTTCCAGCTGCGTTGTTAGATAATCCGCCTTCACTGTATTTTGTAGCATTCAACCAATCATTTACATTAATTGTTGTAGCGTTTTGATATGAAGTTTGACCAAATGCTAAATCTTGACCACTAGCAGGAGCACTTCTTGGTTTAATACGAACTCTGTTTGTTGTAGAAAAGTGCATGTGTGGATGGATCGCCAATGTATCAACTGATTCAGAATCAGTATATCCATTAATTCCCCAAGTATATGCTGGTTTTCCTTTTAATGATATTATTTGTGGTGGTATAATAAATTTTCCAGAATAAGTAACTGTTGCCACTTGTCCTACGTTAGATGTTGCTTCTACGCCAATTCCTGATCTTCTAACATAAGTTCCAGCTTGAGTTTCTGTAAGAATATTGTTATATGTACCAGCATCACCACCAGGAACTGGTCTTGGATACTTTGATCCAAGATCAGGAACAACAAATTCTTCACTTGTTAATACTGTCAAAGGATCACCATTTTGATCTTTTCTGACAAACTTACAATTTGTTCCAGTTCCACATATAATTGCTAAATCTGGATATTGTGCTGCATTGTACTTTGCTCCATCGCATCTTAAATATCCAGCTGGCAAGACTGATCTTACATCTGGATTTTGTGGATTTCCTGGAACAGCAATTTCAACTGGCCATATGATAATGCTACCAGTTAATGTTCCGTATTTGCTTCTTTCTTTTGAATAGTGTGTTGCCATCAGTACGCCCTTATAAGATACACAACGTTTAATGATGGATTAGCAATATTTGCTAATATATTTAGCGCCCCAGTAATAGTGTCTGGAACTACATCTCCCCTGGAAACATTTGTCACTGGATGTGTTGTTGGTCCATTTAAATTACCAACAGTCATTGTTAAATCAAAACTAGCATGATTGTGTGCTTGAAATGTCGTTGATGCTGCATCTTGAGCAGCTGCAACAGAATTCAATGTTGTTGGGAAAGTTCCATGTCTAAATGATAATTGGGTGCTCGTAGATCCTCCGCCACCAATTGGTTTGCTTATATCAAGAACATAGACATAATCACTAACAGTATTTCCAGTTCTTGTGATGTTGAGAACTTGAGTACCTTTTTCAACAAATGTTCCAGTGGTAGAAGAAGATTGCACGTACATGAACGGAACAATATTTCTGAATTCTGTTCCTATGTTTGTTCCTGCTGGTAAAGTAATCTGAGAAGTTCCAGCTGTAATAGTTACACTATTGACAGTAAATGCAGGTATTGTTTCTGGATCATCCGCAAGACCAGTTGCACCAGTTACTCCAGTATTAATACCAAAATAATTTCTTCTGTTCGAAGTTTCTATAGGTCTAGGAAACATTCCAGTCCAAGCATCTTCAGCATGAGTTGTTACAGGAACGCTTGAAAAGGCATCTGTATAGATTTGAGATTCTAAAACTCTTGCTCCTGCACTTGTAGATGGAATTTTACTATAATCATATGCTGGAGAAGATGTAAAAGTATTAAATTGATTTGTTTGAATTAATGTATTTTCATCGTAAAAAGTTATAGGTGCTGCACCAGAACACCATGTTTCTGCATTTTCAACGCTATTAAATGTTGCTTCATTCCATGAACCAGTTCCACAACCATTAGGTAAAGTTCTAGTTCCACCAACTGTCATTGTTGATGGAGAAAATGTATCTGGAGGTGCTTGAAATGCTTGTACGCTTTCATAAGTTCCTGGGTGTTTATGATATGGCATATGATTGATGCCAAGTTTCCTTGGAACAGTATAGATTGTTGTAGAAAAAGACGGAGGACTAATAGTAATGTTTGGAGAATTAGCTCCTCCAGTCATCTTTCCAACAAATAAAAGATTAGATGCAACGTTAAATGCAAGATCTGTATCTGCTGATATTAAAGTTGGTATAGAAACAAGTAATCCATCATCAACAACAAGAGATGCTAATTTGGAAAAAGCATCTGTTTGTCCTTGTTGATACCTAACATCTGCAAGCATTGCTGGTTCAAGATCCATCATACATCTTCCAGTGATGTCTGGAACTTTAATCGTTCCAGAATAATGAGGAAAATCTCCAGATATTGCTGTTCCACCGTAACTATTTCCAATAACAGATGTTAGTAGTGGATAGCGATTTGCCTGATAAACTCTACCATCACACAATATCCATCCTAGGGGAACGTTTGAAAGCAAATCGCCCTCATTTCCGTCCCCACTCCATATCATGACCGTGCCAATTTTGGCGGTCTTCATAGATTTTATCGAGCCGTAATTTTGTGACATAGGATTATAGTTCTACTAACCACCAACCGCGTAGGTTTGAAGGAATTTCTGAAGCTAATGGATCATTAGGAGCATCAGTAACTCCAACATATAGGAGTCCAAATGCAGCATTTCTTGTCTGAACAACCAATTCACCACTATCCCATGCTTGAGCTAGTAGAGAAGATCCACTGCCAGAAGTGATTCTTGTTCCAGTAGTGTCTCCTTGGATTCCAACAGCAGCATTATTAATCTTCAATGCTCTAATGACAAGATTTGTGTTGTAACTTAGATTTCCAGTCAATTCTACAAATCTAATTATATCACCAGTAACTGCGTTAGTTGGTAGATATAGAACCATATTACCACCAGTTGTTAGATTCAATAGGTAGTTATTGTTTGGTTGTAGCGGATTGGTTTGTGTCTGACCAATTCCAGTTGCTGACTGAGAAACATAAGTCCATCTTCTACCACCATTTGCAGTGAAATACTGGGTGATACCAAATGCATCAATTGATCCATCCTGATACATGATGAAGTCTCTAGGACCAGTTGCACCAGCACCAGCAGAACCAATATTATCAATATGGAGGAGTTTTGTTGATGGGGATTGAATTGAAAGAACTTGACCCTTGATATACAAGGATTCTCCCATTTCAACTCTACCAGATGCTCTCTCAACCTTAAATGTAAGATTATTTGAGCACACACCATTTTCTTGGCACTGCTGATTATAAACTTGTAGATTACCATAGATGTTGGCAAATCCATTCAAGTACATACCATTCTTTCCAGTTACTGGATCAACGATTGCTCCATCTCCTGGGTGACCATCATCATTAGTAACGTTAAAGACAAGTGTTTGTGCATCACTGCCATAAACTCTGATATTTCCACTGGTGATATTAAGAGATCCATGTGTTGTAATATTTCCACCACCAAAATATTGTGTGATATTACCACTTACTGGATCACGATATGACTTAGGAAGTCTTACACCATAAATTGGATCGACTGCTCCACTTAAGCTGTCTGGATAGAACCATTCGCTATCGATTCTAATAATGTGCTCATAATCAAGTTTTTCTGCAACAAGATCACCATTTACAAGTTTGATTCTAATCTTGTTAGGATTTGTATTTGGTAATTCAACTGCTGTTCTACCAGTTGCAGGAATTGCTTCAGCAAGAGTAGTTGTTCTAGGATCTTTTAGAATCTTGACAACAACAGCTCCACTATTCCATGCCTGAGCAGTTGTTCCCTCCTTTCCTCTACCACCTGTTGGATATGTAGAATTAGTCGAGGTTGGTAACAACTTATTTCCATTAGCATCCGTATAAGGATCATCGGTAATCTGAATGATTTCAACCTTGGTTATACCATCAAGAATTGCAACCAAATCTCCCTTAGTAAATGCCGCAATATTAGTTGCGATAGGAATGTTTGAAGTTGCTGCAGTTACAGATCCAGTTTGAGCATTAGCAAGAATAGAAGTTATAGGACCAGCTGGTTGAACTGTGTAAGGATCTCTTCTATAAACATAAACTGGTGTGGATGTTGTGTGTGCTGCAGCGGTAGTTCCATAGAATGCTCCAACAGCAAACACAGTTGCATATTGACTTCCATATACGGCATCTCCAGTACAAATATCAAGAGATGCTGTTGTATAAAGTTCATTCTTATAAGTCAGTTTTGTATTGTCAGAATCTCCATCTCCACCGCACTGACCGATAATATTTAAATTACCGTAAATATATGTTGTGGTGTTTGTGTTGCCAGGATCTCCAAGAGAAACGCTACCATTTGTTGAATCAACTTCAAATACAGTCTCTTCTGCTAAGGTATCACAACCATTTTTGATGCTGAACTTCTTAGCGACTTGTGCTAATAGAGATGAAACTTTGAATATTTCGCCTTGGTCATATACACCGTCACTATTTGAATCAACTCTATCAATGATTACATAATCATTGGTTGTTAATTGACCACCAAACTCAGCAAGATAAACATTATCTTGCGATCCAGTTCCATCGATTGATTGAGTTGTCCATGTTGCGTCAAACGCAACATTAACTTTCCAAACGTTTGTTGTATCTGGGTGATTTGTTTTAATTGTGGTGAAAGTACCTAGTGGTTGGCGACGAACTTTGAGGTAGTATGGTGCTGTTTCTGCACCTTGCAATCCATCCTCAGTAATTCTAACAATTTCAGGATGAGTTGCACTTGCACCAGAACCAGAAATAGCAGTATCAATGATGATGTAATCTCCAGCTTTGAAGTATGGGGTTGGCTTATACTTCATTGGAACATAGTATTCCAGTCCAGTTAGAGCTGGTAAAGTTGCACCTTCAGGACCACCACCAGGAATCGCTGCTTGGAAGTTAGAAACACCAGAGTTTCCACCCCATACACCAGCACCAGCAGTGTCAATTCTGTTGAAACCAGCAGTTAGTTCTGGTACTGTTGGAGAGTTTTGATTTACAACATTAACAACATAAACGTTGATGATATCAATATTTTGGTTGAAAGTATTCTGTCCGAGAATACCAGAAGCATGAGTAGAAATTGTAGATCCTAACTGTGCTCTATTGCCAACAAAGGAGAATGAAGCAAATCCACCACAGAGAGTTACATTCGAATTAAAGCGAGCTGCCGCATCAACAACAAGATTATTCCTAATTTTGCTAGTTCCACCTTGACCACCAATGTTAATTTCAGAAGCATTGGTAGCAAAATCAAGAGTTTGTGTGTTTCCAGTGAAGAATGAAACAATTCCAGCTTCAGATCCAATAGTTACACTCATTTCTGGATTTGTTCTATCACCTCCAGGAAGTTTATTAGCACCAAATACTACATCACCAGCAAAATTAACTCTTCTTGTTCCAAATGTTGTATAGGAATTGGATGAGTTATTACCATATGCACCACCAATTTGAATCTTGGAAATTCTAGTAGATGCATCGGAAATATCACCGATAGAAATATTGGAATGATCAGAATTATTACCAATGAAAATAAATTGATCATCTGCATAGGCATCAGCAAACTCAACGTAACTTACATTATTAGCAAATCTAAGACCCTTAGAATTTACTTTGCTAAGTACTCCAGCAGTTACAGATAAAGCACCATTGAATGAAGTTGATGTGGAACCATTGAGTAAGTT